TCTTAGTAGATAAGGTTGACATATATGATAAAGCCATAAGGAATTTGATGAAGTTCTCCAAAGAGATGTCAGCAGAAGCAACTAAGTTCCAAAATAATAAAGAATTGACCAATGCTTACTTCAAATCTCAAAGAAGAATATCAAGTCAAATTGAAAGGTATAGGAATAAAGTTACACAGATTTCATTACAAGAAATAGACAGAATGAGACAAGGTGAGGAAATAATCAATAAAACTGATATTGAGTTTTCTAGATTTGAGTTGATGCAAAGTAATATGCTTAGAAAGATAGTAACTGGTGATCCAATGACTGATGCAGAGATGACACTTTATAAGTCATATAGAAATTTCCTAGAAAGGAGAGCAGCTGACCCCAAGTTCAAGGTAGATACTGAGATAATTGACTTCTTCAACTTAGGTCCTACAGATCTTCAAATCCCCTATCCTAAGGGGGCTAAGGTCGCTCCTAAAAAGAAATTCAAGTTCCTTGAAGATGATTTCAACTTCCAAAAGTATTTCAATAGTCCACAATTCAAGAGAATAAAGAAATTCTATGAAAAGAGCAATCCAGTAAATACGAGTTTCAATGTAATTCAAGAAGGAACTAATACTACTAATGTCTCAATTGATAATAGAAGTAGCATAGCAATGATTGGTGGAGGTTCCTCAATAAATATGATGGAGATAAACGGGTATATGTCAGTATAATGTCAAACGAAGTATCTACTGGTTCATGGTCAAGAAGTCACAAACTGATAAAGTTTGATGTGGCTGGGGATGTGAAGATACCAGAGGCAACCAGCGTATCCCATTCTCTTATGCCACAGATGTTATACTGTAAGTATTATGAGGGTTTTGGTAATACTCTAATAGTAAAACTAACTTTAGTGGATACTAATGGACTTTTGGATAAGTTACCTATAAGAACTGGAATGTCAATTGAATTGGCATTTACTCATGCAAGTTTGGATAAAGATGAAGTTTTTGAATTTAGTCAGGCAAATAAAAATAATCTAATCATAGTCAATATTGATAATGCAACTCATTCAGTCAAAAGACAATTGTTCACTCTGACGTGCATTACTCCAACAACTCTCAGTAATCATACAACAAGAGTATCTAATAAGTACACAGGTCTAATATCCCAGACAGTAGGGACGATACTTACATCAATATTAGGTGCTGATCCGTCTAGACAGAAGGTGGAATCAACTTCAAATGTTTACGATTTTTGTGGAAATTTTACAAGACCTATAAACTTAATCAATAGATTAGCAACAAAGTCAATATCAAAGTCAGATGCCATGGGTGAAGGAGAAAACAAAGATAACAAAGACAATAAGAAGAAAAAGGGAATATCAGAATCTAGGGGTCTGTGTGGATACATGTTCTTTGAGACTCAAAAATCTGGATATAATTTTAGGTCTATTAGGGAAATGATAAAACAAGAATCTGAATTCCCAGTCTATACCAAGGTTGGAGCGAAAGACGCAATGAATAGTGATCCATTTACACTTGTTGCATCACCAAAATTCACAGAAAGTCAAGATCTCATCAAAAAACTTAGGGCGGGTCAATACCAATCTCATAATGTGGTGTATGATATAATGAGTAGGACTTTAACGTCCCACATCTATAAATCTAACACAGACGGTGAGATTGCTAGTACAGCTGATGAAACGCCATCTCGTCGTATCCTAAGTGTACTTGATCTTGGGATAACGAATCCTAAAGATGATGAAGATTTAGATGATAAAATAGAGAAAGTGGCTTGGAGACAAGCACATGCTTCTGCACAGTATCAATTACTGTACTCTCAAATGCTCAAAGTCACTATTCCTATGAACTTGAATCTTGAAGTTGGTATGACACTAAACTTCAAATTTCCTGACATAAATACTGGCGATGACACCTCTGATGGTGTCACACCAAGTTCTGGTAAATATCTTATCGCAAGATTATCACATGAGTTTGGTAATCCTGTGGGAGATTATACAGGACTCACACTTGTTAGAGAACACTATCTACCATACGAGGAATAATGAAATCTATTGAAGATCACATTGCAAAGGATAAAGAAATCCTAGCAAATCCTAAAACTTCTGAACCAATGCGTCATCATATTGAAGATGAGTTGCATGATTTGGAGGAATATGTCGAGCATCATAAAGATGAAATCGAAGCGGGAGATCACCACGACCCTAATGTATTAGAGGTATTTTGTGATGTTCACCCTGACGAACCAGAGTGTCTAGTATATGACGACTAATGGTACTTGAACAAGAGTCTATAAAAACGCACCATCTTGGACAAGATGGGTTCTACTGGTTCATTGGACAAGTAGTTGTAGATTCTGCGTGGAGAGATGAAAACAATAAAGAAACAGATGCATACGGATATAGAGCAAAAGTAAGAATAATAGGGAAGCATCCATCAACTAATGACATAAAGGATGATGAATTACCTTGGGCACACTTCTTGATGCCACCCACAATGGGATCAGGAGTCAATCACTATGGATTCAGTAATTTTATTCAAGGTGGAGAAACAGTTATTGGATTCTTCCTTGATGGTATAGAGGCACAGCAACCAGTCATAATCGGTTCTTTAGCCCAGCATATGAACATTTCTGATTTCATTGACTGGAAAACAGCATCCTCTGATGGCACATCAGGATTTTCCCCAATCAAAGTTGACCCTTTTATAACAGATAATCTAGGAGCAACTGTAAAGGTTGCTAAAAGTGATCAGACATTTGCAGGTGGCACAATTAGTGACAATAATGACCAGATTTTAGATACTAATGGTAAGAAGGTTGACACCATTGGTAAGATAGAGAACAATAAAGTAGTAAAACTAACCAAAGCAGCAGAGTGTAGCACACCATCCAAGGCATTGAAAGATATGGGTGGAGCACTTGGTGATTTGATGAAAGTTATACAGAAATTAGAGAAGACTAAAGCTGGGTACATAGATCCAGTATTGAACACAGTGGTAAATATGGACAAATTAGTGGATTATGCTGCCAAGAAGATGGCAGGAAGTCTATCTAATGTCATAGCAAATACCAGAACTAAGTTATTCAATAATATTGACGAAGCGGTAAGTGGTGCAATGGATTTTCTTGATCCTAACTTCTTATCAAAACAAATAGGTATAGAAAAAGCAAAGGATGGTATCTATTGTTTACTGCAAAATATAATGAAAGGATTGAAAAATCTTATTACTAAAGCAATAAAGAGTTTGATTGGTAAGTTGTTGAACTTTCCTTTATGTGCTATTGAGTCTTTCCTATCAGGCATCTTAGGTAAGATAACAAATGATATACAGAAAGCAATCGCTCCACTGATGGCTGGTATCAAAGGTCTTATACCAAGTATTTCTTTACCAGATTTCGGAGGAATGTTAGGTAAAGCAATAGGTGCTATTCAAGGTCTTATGAATCTTCTTGCTTGTGAAGATTCTGAGTGTAAGTTAGATTTAGATGTTGAGTTGAACAAAGGACAGTCAGAGAAGAAAAGTATGGACTTTGCCAAGATGATTGGGATGACAAACCTTATGAATAAGACTGATAAGGGTATTGATGGTATGATGGAGAATATTTTTCCTGGTATGACTGGAGATCCAGGACCTATGAGTGAGATGGAGAAATTAGCAGGTCCTTGTAATCCATATGACCCTGAGACATGCGGACCACCTAGTGTGCAGTTCTTTGGTGGAGGTGGTATCGGAGCATTTGGTCAGGCAGTTGTCAATGAAATAGGACAAGTTGTGGGTGTAGATATGAAAGATCTTGGATTTGGATATACTGAGACTCCATATGTATCTTTTATAGACAATTGTGATAATGGTAGGGGTGCTACTGGTATAGCAGTTATAGAGGATGAAAAGGTTGTAGAGGTCATCATGATAGAGACAGGTGATGGTTATCTTGGATCTGGTAGTGCAGGAGAAGAAGTGGTTGGCGTTATTGATGGTGCAGATGTTGTCAGCACAGGTACAGGATACCAACCAACCGACACAGTATCAACATCAGATGGTTGTGTGATGACACCAGAGGTAATCAATGGTAGAATAGTAGGACTAAAAGGATCTTGCCCAATGGGTGGTGGTTTATCTGCTCTTGCTGTGAATAGTTCTACTGGTTATGGTGCAGTTCTAAGACCTAGAACAAAATTTGTACCAGTCAAAGAATATGCATCACCAAGTTTACCAAGCACAAGCGTCCTTACTGTAGTAGATTGCCCTAGAGGTGTATAATGTCAGAGAATAAAGTACCACCAATTATAATAAATCATCCCCATGATGGTCAGCTAAGGATCGGTAGGGAAGATAAAGATGTACTGAGAAAAGCAGATTGCCAGTTAAAGGCAGGATCAGATGCAACCTTACATCTATTCAGAGATGGTGGTTGGGAAATAAGATCCAAAAGAGGTATAGAGGTAGATAATCCTGGTTCTAACATTATACAGTCAGGATCAGGACCTCTTTGTATAAAGGTAGACGGAGACTTCAATATTGAATGTGGTGGTGAGTTCAACGTGAATGCTGCGAAGATAGTTATGTCAGCAAATGACGCTGAAGATGGTAATATAAAACTAAATGCAAATCAGGATTTCTTTGCAGAAGCAAAGAAAACTGCTAAATTGAATGGTAGTAACGTCCAAGTCATTGCAACACAGAATCTTATAGCAAGATCAGATGCTGCACATGTATTGCAAGGAGGGTTTGTTCATGTACATGAATCTAACTCTAAGATCATACCACCATCACTCAAAGAATTCATTAGTAAAATACAAAAATGAATATACCAGATATTTTCTCAGGTAAAATCGTAATAGGACCTGAACCACATGTTGATCAATCAGTAAAGACTTTAGATGGTGATAAACCATTTGTAGGCACACTTGCTGCTTCAGGACCTGCGTTTATAGGTAAGCATGCAGGGGGTTTTGCTAAAGGAGTTCTCAATGTAGGAACGGATTTAGGTGGATTTTCACCTGGCGTCAAGGGTAGAGCAGCACATATAGAGGGAGATGTAAGAGTCAATGGTGAGAAAGGACCTAATCATGTTTATATTGACGGTAACGTATTCGTCACAGGAACTGTTGATTGCTTATCAACAGGAAGATTAGAAGCAAGACATGCGGTTGCTGATAGTCTACCTAAACCGTTTGACATGGTTCATCCTAGCAAAGGTGAGGGTCACAGACTCAGATATGCTTGTATTGAAGGACCTGAGGTTGGTGTATATTTCAGAGGTAGAACACAGGACAATGAGATTGTGTTACCTGACTACTGGAAAGACCTAGTGGTGATTGATAGTATCACGGTTCAAACACAACCAGTTGGATCAACACAGGATATTATAGTAAAGGAATGGGATGATAGTAAGATAACACTTGAAGGTGTCACTGATTGTTTTTACCACGTATATGCTGAGAGAAAAGACGTCAATCCACTCGTTGTAGAGTATCAAGGAGAAACTTGGGAGGATTATCCAGATCCTAAGTATGACGATCCTAACTATTCTAGGTAACGTATAAATACTGAAGTAATAATATCTCAGCAAATGGCAGCAGAAGAGTATTCACCGACCAAAGCCACGATTAGATGCAAAGGTAAGATTCCACCCGATGGACTCATATGTCTTCCTGATGCATGGGCGAACAAAATCAAACCAGAGTCAATGGTAGTTCAAATAACTCCATACGGTGTATGGCAAGAACTATACATTGAAGCAATCCTTTATGATGGCAGACAGGTTCAAATCAAAAACAACCTAGGTGCTGGTATCTCAGGACAGTATAACGCTATGGCAAACGTCAAAGACGGAGAAACCATAGAATATTGACATAGGCAGTATTTTGCGTTATATTAGGGAGAATTACAAATCTCTCATGAACATTGAAGAATACGTCAGTAAAATCGAAATCAACATCCCAAGGGCATCTGTAAAGATCCATGGGTGTGATGGTCAGGTGCAAACAATTGATTGTGATGATGCTGACCACTTCTGTACAATACATCAAATGTCAAAAAAGGCAGTTGAGATTGATGAGGAGATAGAATTGTTATACATATCCTAAAGACAAGATAAATGATACAAAAATTAGTCAGTCAGATTCCAACTTCAGATGTGTTTGTGAAACTCAATCTTGAGACACAATATTACACAAAGCAAGAAGTGAATCAACTTATTGCAGAGGCAGTTGCTGAAGCAAGAAGGATTGATGAGGAGTCAATGCGGAAGCATAACAGAGATGCCACTGTCATTAGTATGATACTTGGTTTCACTACTCTCGCACTTTTTGTTGATGGTTTACTAAGAATGTTGGGTATTATACCACCCTTCATGAACATTGATGTGGATATTTTAGAGAAGATTGTACAGAGAGTAGAATCAGATATTTCACCTATCTTACAACGTTTGCCAATACGGTAATGAACTCCAACTTAAAAATCTACGATCAACGTCTTTTGGAAGAAGAACTCGAAGATGTAGAGGATGAGGACTATATTGTACTGATACACACAAAGTTCAACGACGATGGCTGCTAAATAGGTTGAAGGAATTGGTGTCAGGATTTATAGGTAATGCCGTTAAGTAGACTTGAAAATTTTCTAAAAAATATACAGGGTAATGTTTTATACGTTAATCCTGAAGAATTAGATGCGACTGATGATATAAGCAACACAGGTAATTCTAGAACTAGACCCTTTAAGACTATCCAGAGGGCATTACTTGAGTCTGCTAGATTTTCATATCAGTTAGGTAAAGATAATGATAAGTTTGATAAGACTACTATTGTAGTAGCACCAGGTATTCATTATATTGACAACAGACCAGGATATCAGATCAACACTGCGGGAGCAGTTACTGATGTCAATGGTTCTAGTCAGGCAATAAATGAATTCTCTATAGGTACAGAGTTTGATGTACAGAGTGATCAGAACGTTCTCTTTCAATTCAACTCTGCACATGGTGGTGTCATTATGCCACGTGGTACATCCATCGTTGGTATGGATCTCAGAAAAACTAAGGTAAGACCTAAGTTTGTACCAGACCCAGCTAATGTCAACATAGCAAACAGTGCGATCTTCAGAGTTACTGGTGGTTGTTACTTCAGAGAAGTCACAATATTTGATGGAGATCCAGCAGATAGAATATTCAAAGATTATA